ATACCCAGCATATTTGGCACTGGAGCCGACTTCCAGAGAAAGACCATCATCCTCATAGCGCCAGACATTATCCGGCCCGCCCTGCCTGAAGCTGGACACCAGCTGTCCTTCTCCTGTATTTTTGTTGCGGTTGATAAATTCATTCTGTACAATGCGCAGAAATTCCTCTCCCAGTCCTTCCAGAAAGGTTTTGAAATCCCGGCGGAAATCGCTGTTTGCAGCCTTTTCCATGCGTCGGAAAAAGTCCCGGAATCCGCTCATATCAATTTCGACTGTAGCCATCAGATGATTTTCTGTTCTCCTTCCCGTTTGATATAAACAAAAAGGTGATGTCCGCGGACGTTGACAGGCTGTTCTGTCGTGTATTCCAGTCCGGTTGCGCAATCCACAATTTTGTCATTGAGTCGAACGTCTGTACCAATAGGAAGCGTCAGTTTGATTTTCGCGTCCATAAGATTTGCCGGAGCCGTCTGCGTAATCGTAACATTTCGTGTTTTTACGCCAAAGTGACAAACCTGCCCTGCGATATCCGGTTCCTCCGGATAAGAAAAAGACGGCGAAGCCGCAAGCCCATAACCGGGGGATAATGCATCCGCCCTGATATGATAAATATTGCAGGTATGGTCAAGCAAGAATTCCAGACTCATCAGCAGCCTCCTTATAGTTTTCGCATCCGCAGGGTTACTCTGGCGTGCGGCTCGGCAATGACATAAGCGTCCAGAAGTGCATCCAGATCAAGCGCCTTTACCAAATCTTCAAAAGTGCCGTCACTCGCGGTATAGGAATAATCGTCAAAGTTCTCCGACTTGAGCGCCCCGCCTCCCGTTTTTTTAAGCTGACTGGAGTAGGAAGCATAAGCCTCCGCCAGCAGGATAACGGCGGTTTTCACCGGAGGCGGGACTTCTGTGCAGTCGGTAAACGGATTATGCGTGTAGTTGGTAACATACTGCTCCGCCCTTGCGATGTCCGTCTCCAGCCGCGCTTTGCTGCGATTCTGTACCGCCTCAATTTCCGTATACTCCCTGACCTCTTTGGGAAGTACCCACGGCCTTTCAGCCATAATGCGACACCTTCTATCTATCGACGACGATACGCCTTACGCTGTCCATATTGTAGATTCCGACCCACTGTTCACCCTTGATGATAATGAAACACTTGCCGTTATACATATAGTCCGTGTATTGCTCGGACTTCCATTCGTCATAACAGCCGTTGTTCATGGTAATCTGAATCACGGTCTTTCCTCCTTATTCGCGTATGAGATCAAGCATGGTATAGCTGCCACCGAGGGCGACGCTGATCGCTTCCAGCGCATCCTCTCTGGTCTGGCAACCAGTCAGGTCAATACCCTTTTCCTTGACGAGGGCTTCCAGCTCTGCGTCTGACATAGCAGCTAGCGCTTCCGCGTCAAAAGCAGCATTCTCGTCCTCTCTGATGGGCGGGATGGCAGGCGCATCCTCCTCCCCGATGAACGTAAAAAAGCCGGAAGCCACCGCAGCATCAGCGTCAGTCTTGTCACTGATGTAAACATCCGGTTGTTTTCGGGTTGCCCTGACCGTACCACTTGCGTTACAGTACGAGAGGCCCCGGCATAATTTCAAATGATACATAGCACTCCCACTCCTTACTTGAGGCCCGTGATAATGGCAGCCGCGTCCAGTTCCTCAATAATGGGGTCATAATCCAGATGAACGACATAAAAACGCTTATCCATCATGATAGCCTCTTTGCCCTCAACAGTCTTGCGGATTTGCATACTGTAGGTGTTGACTACAATAAGATTTTTCGGGTCGGTGAGGATAATCGTGCCGTCGTCCAGAGAAGGGCAGGGAATAGATGGAATACTTGCAGGGGAATTGTAAATGCTCTCCGGCACAACGCCGCCGTTGTTGACGACTTTGTTTAACAAGAACAGTTCCCACTTCTGCTTGCGACACGGGGACATCAACCACCGCAACTTACCATTATTGTATTTATTGGGGATTTGCTGAAGGGTCTTGTAATACAGGTCAAGGCTCATATCGCTCTCACTGGAAGCGTCAACGACGTGCCCGCCGTTCTTGAGCTGCTTAATCCATCCGTCGTTGATATACAGAAAATCATGGTCAGGATCGCTGGCATCAATCGCCTCGTCACCGTTCAGGTACAGATCTTCCATGTCGATGCCAAGCTGAGTCGTCATCAGGTTGGTAATAATGGATTCCAGCGCCTGCCCCTCAATGTTTTCCCGCAGCGTTTCCTCTGTGATTTCCCACGGGAGACGGACGGCAGTCGTGGCGTATTCAATTTGCGAGGTCTTGACATTTGCTCTGTAACCGTCATCCGTGTTCTCGGTTTTCTTCCGCAGGATACGGGAAGCAATGCCGATTTTATCGACTTCACCTGTTTTTGAAGTGCGCATTTCGTGACGTACCAGAGGGCCAAGATTTGTCGCCTCAAAGGTTTGCTGGATAAACTTGCGGGCCTGTTCCGGATTGAGCAGGCCGGAGGTCAGCGTCCCTGTTTGAATAGTGGCCGCTTTTCTGATAATTTGTTCGTTGGTTAACATAGGCATAATGGTATCCTCCTTTGAATTAAAGAATGCCGTGGAGATAATGCTGTTCCTGTTTTTCCACGCTGCCAGTCCCGGTGCCGAGATTGGACGGAAGTCCCTTGCTTTTCAATAATGGTTCAAGCGCTTTAGCGACCGAATCATCAATCATCGTCTGTACCTGTTCAGGCGTAATGGTTTCCTTTTTTGTGATATTTGCCGCAGGTTCGTTGATTGTTTGAGAAGCGTTCTGAATAGCTTTGGCGATTGCCGCATTGACCATTTTCTGCACTTCTGATTTGCTCACATCTTCGTTTTCTTTCTCTTTGTCGTCGTCTTCCGGCTCCTGAAACTTTTCCCCGTTCTTTTTTTCATCCGAGTTATCAGTTTCCTTTTCCGGGTCGTCAAACTCCTTGAGAAAAGCTCCGAGACTTTCGTAAATGCCGGAAAGTGTTTCTTTATTTTTGTTACTCATTTTTTTACCTGCCTTTTCTACGGGTCGAGCCTCCATAAGTGATTTGGTGATATTTTCATCAGTAGTAAGAAGGTCGGTAATAATCTGATTGAAGTCTGTAAGATATTCGCGGATTTTATCTCCATTATCCTCGTAGACTGTTTTATCGGCGTAACCGTCCCAGTGACGCAGCGCGTCTTCCAGTGCGGAAAAAGCATTCCAGAATTGCGAATCTTTTGTGCGTTTTCCGTAAAGCTCCGATACATCGCCTTTCTCTACCACATCCAGCCCAAACGCCTTTGCAAGCTGTTTGAACAGTCCCCGTTTTTCGCCTGCGTCTTTTTTATTGACCGAATCCAAATCAACATCCTCCTTACTGTAATTTCCGACGCCGCCCATTGAGAAGCCGGTGATTTCGCCTTTTTCGATGGATTCCCATACATCCTGGTCTTCCACTTCGACCGTCATCAGCCAGGTTCCCTTTTTAACCTGTTCTTCTTCAATAGAGAAATCCGCTTTTGCAATCCAGCTTTCGACAACGGTTCCACCCTTAAACGGCTTAAAACTGTGTTGTATATCCACCTGTCCGCTGTTCTTTGCAAACCAATAAGCGGCTTTTGTAATTTCGTCCTCAGTCATAAAATTACCCTGACTGTCTTCCGCCATCGGTTCATAAACAATGCCTGTGACATGGTGGCTCCCCGAATCAGCTTTTACAATTCTGCCGCAGGTGGTAAAACTCGCTTTGCCGTCATTTGCTTTTTTGATAAGAAAGGTTCGGAGGTTGGCGGCTTTATCGACCAGAGAAACAAACTGTATTTTTACATTGCTGATTTCTGTTGCTTTTGATATTTTGGCCAAGTATTATCCGCCTCCTTTTATGCCAACCCCTTCAGAACACCAGTTCTTATCGGTTCAAGCTCTACCCCGCATTTGGTGCAGTATCGCTCAAGGCCCCTGTACTTTCGTCCGCATCTTGGGCATATCATTCTTGCCATAAGTAATAGTTCCTCTTGTTTTCTCAAAAATATAAGCGAACGTTTCCGTCCGCTTGCCTGTTCTTAATTTATCCATTTGTATTTTTAAATGATTGCGTCCTCGTCAGGTTCTTTATAGTCCAGTAGTTCTTCCCATGTGCAACCCTGCCTGATGCAAGCCTCGTAAACGGCGATAACACCGCCCATTTCCTCCACGCCGGGAGGGTAACCATCCGGCACTTGGAGGCCAATGGGTTCAGGCTCGCCGCCGATGGCCTCGCAGTATGCACGATATGCCCGCCTTTCAGGAGTGTTCAGCAATTCCTGTTCTCTCGGTGTAAGTACCATAATATCCTCCTCCTTTACGGGTATGAAATAGTGCCGCCGTCTGTGACCATTTTGCAAATCAGGGCAAAAAGCTCTGAATATGCCTGCCATGTGGACGGCATAAGCTGTTGAATGGCGGCGCGTTCTTCCTCGTTGTTGCCAAAGAAGATAGCGCCGAAGTTAGCGAAGGTTTCGCTTGTGGCCCCGTTGCCGTCCCGCTCCCGGTTATAAGGGAGCTTATGGCCCCAGAATCCTTCTTTGTATGGAGTGATTTTCCCTTTGGTGGTGAGGCCCACCGCGTCGGTAAAGAGGCATATTAGAGCAATCGGCGGAAAGGTAGTCGTTCACAGTATAGACATAAACGCAGAGTA